TTTTGTAGCAGATGCTTTTGGCGATCTTCAAGATTATTTTAATAAAGCATATAAAATGAACTTACTCAAGGATTCTGGCGAGAACAGCCTAGATAAAATTAAGCCAGTTAGTGGGTGGAAAAGTATGCACAGCTTATATGGTCCTCATATTAAAAGTTTGTTCACAAATATGGTCGATGTATATTTGGAACAGCCAATGGCATCCCGAGGAATGGAGCACAGCCGTCCCATGAATTTTGATGAGTTCATTAAATCCACAAAACATTTTCATAAAACAAATGGTAAGCACGTTGGGCTAAGCAGATCTTATTTTATCTTATCACAGAAATGTTCAACACACATATCGGGACTAGCAATAGATATTGTTCCAAATATTCAAGCAGATCAGGCTGATTCTGATTCTATGAATAGTTTTACTTTTTTTGACAATCCTAATTTTGAATTTTATATGCATGCCCTTAAAAAATTTGGATTTATGGCAAATAAAGAAAATCCAAATAGGATTATTGCAGATCTCGGTTCTCCACAAATGCAGGCATATATGGCAAACTATGGATTAATATCAATTGATGACGTTTTTGAAACTTATTTCTATAAAGCCTGTGAGTTTGACTATGATATTATAAGAACGTATCTTATTCAAATATATAACAACTATGTTGTGCTTCATCCTACAAAAACAATTATAACAAATCAGGGCACTGGTGCCACATATCAATATATTTTTAATTCTACCAATGATTACAAGAACAATGGAATGCCATCGGTTAACTCGATAAAGAGGACGCCGGGACAGAGAGGGACACCCAATGTTCCAAGAGCCCAATCACTTAATCGAGGAGGTAACGGAAATAATCCAAATATCACCAAATGTCGCCTTACAAAAACGCAATTGCAAGAAAGACGACAGATAGCTGTAGAAGATTTGAGTACCACCTATACTGATATCTATTGGATCCCTTTATATATTGAAATGCTAAACTATGAATTATCAAGCCCTATGAAAGATGTCGATGTCCGCAAGACAATAAAAAATGCAAAAGATTTATATAAAAACATTGACATCGACGCCGCAAAAGGTTATATTAAAGATAAGATAAATTTCCATAGATACCCAATCGAACTTTTATCTTTGCAAAAATAACTATTAATAGGTGAATGTTGTTTATTCAAACACTAGACGATAAAAAACATTGTATTGGGATATATCACGACGGCAAACTTATTTACGATTGTGATGAATTTAACTTCAATGCTGTAAGTGCAACTTGGAATTATAGCCCTATTTTAGCCCACAATCGTGCCCTCATTGCCTCTCTATTCGTTGGAGGTAATTCATTGAATGAGGTCTGCCCTGATTTTCTAAGACATCGTTGGGAGGCTATTAACGCCCGCCTAAGAGCGTTTTACAAGTCATTTTCAACGGCAAAAATCTCTCTCGATAGGCACTGCTTTTATGATCTCGTTCCCCAACGATTTCTGCTTGAATATTGTGAGGTTAAGAACAAAATTACTGAGCATGTTATCAAAAAATACGACATGCCAGGGAACTATGCTTTCATGAGAAACCTATCAGAACTTACATATAACATTCGGCAGCAAAAACTGAATATTAACTATGCAGAAATTGCCAGGGAGAGCCACCAACTGAAGACTCGAAACTTTCTAAAGAAGAGTAAGCATATTAAACCATATATTTCATATAATATTTATGGTACGAAGACTGGAAGGATGACAACGTATAAACGAAGCTTCCCAATATTAACTTTAAATGCCGATTATAGAAATATATTAAAACCCGTGAATGATTATTTTGTTGAATTAGACTACAATGCAGCAGAACTTCGTGTTCTTCTTGGACTAAGCGAGAAAGAACAACCACAAGACGATATCCATCAGTGGAATATTGATAATATCTATCGCGGTATGGGAACACGCGAAGAGGCAAAAAAACGAATTTTTGCTTGGCTATATAACCCAAAGGCTAAAGATTATTTATCAAATCGGCATTATGATCGAGATGGTATATTGCAAAAATATTTTAACGGACAACAAGTAACGACACCTTATAATAGAAAAATTGAAGCGGACAAACACCATGCATTAAACTATTTAATACAGAGCACCACAAGCGATTTGGTACTGTCTAGGGCGTTTAAGATTGCAGACAAACTAAAGGAGAAAAAGTCCTTTATTTCTTTCACACTTCATGATAGTATTATTATAGATTGTGACGATAGCGAGCGCACAGTGGTTGAAGACTTGATTAACATTTTCTCTCAAACTCCTTTTGGTAGATTTAGGGTCAATGTGGGTGCAGGAAAATCATATGGCGCGATGAGAAGGATAGAATGGACACAATAATCGGTCTTGGAAGAGCAGGCTGCGCTATAGCAGATAAATTTGCTCAACATCCCCAGTATAAAATCTTTAAGATTGATAGCGAAGATGTCGATCACGAAGACGAAGGAAGCTATCTATTAAAACGATATACTCACCCCGAAGAATACGAGAATCAAGCCCCTTCTCTCAAAACGTTTTTTAACAACACCACTAACGATATTCTTTTTATTGTTTGTGGCTCGGGATTCGTTTCAGGCGCAGCACTACAGATACTTAAACACTTGTCTTCAAAGAATATTAATATTTTATACATAAAGCCAGAATTACAATTTTTGGCAGAAACTAACTTATTACAAGAACAATTAGTTAGAAACGTCTTACAGGAATATACCAGATCTGGTCTTTTTAAGCGGCTTTACATTGTTGACAACACAGAAATAGAAAAGATTTTAGGTGATGTTCCAATTATGACATATTTTGATCATATCAATGACCTACTCGTATCTACTGTCCATATGATTAATGTCTATAAACACAATGAACCTATATACAAAACTCCTTTTGAGAGCAAGGTAGGTCGGAGTATAAGCACTTTTGGATTAACAGATCTCCAGAACGGTGAAGAAAAATTGTTTTTTTCTCTTGACAATGTATCTGAAAAGAGTTATTATTATGCTATTAACGAGAAAGAGTTGGAACAAGATGGCGCACTCTTTCGACGTTTAACTGATAATATTCAACAAAATCAAAAAGATATTAAAACAAGTTTTCAAATTTATTCCACTTCTTACGAAAAGAACTATGGATATATTGTGGCAAACACTTCGCACACAAGCAATTAAAAAGTAAAGGTTATAAAGTATTATGTTGAGCAAGCTACGAAATCTGATACAAAAATATTGGAAAAGGGCGCTCGTCATGCTTATCCTCGCAGCCGGTGGAAGCTTGCTAGCTGCCGCTACATATAAGGAAGGTTTTGAATTTGGAAGAATAGTTGGTCACTGTGAAGTTGCATGCTCCGTCTTGGGTGCGGACTTCTCGGGATTTGAATATGAGGGCGCTTGCCAGTGCGAACAAGCAGGCGGCTTTATTCTTACTATTCCGGTCGATCACAGTTTTTTTAATTAATTTTAATTAATCTCTTGACAGCACCACGGGATTATGTTATATTATATCTTAGTAAGGCGAAACATTTGTCGTCTTAACTATAGGCAAAAGCCACAAATAAGGAGAAATAAAAAATGGCAATTAATATTGATAAAATGAAGCAGCGCAAGGCTGCATTAGATAGCAGAGGAGGCAATCGTGACACGTTCTGGCGTCCACAAGACGGCGAACAATGTATTCGCATTGTCCCCACCTCTGATGGAGATCCTTTTAAGGATTTCTGGTTCCACTATAATGTGGGCAACAATCCTGGTTTTCTAAGCCCGAAGAAGAACTTCGGTGAAGGTGATCCGTTGGATGATTTTGTTCGGAAACTTTTTAACGAGGGCACCGAAGAAAGCATCAAGATGGCAAAGTCTCTTATGGCTCGTCAGCGGTTCTTCTCGCCCGTTCTTGTGCGGGGTGAAGAAGAAAGGGGTGTCCGTATTTGGGGATATGGCAAGATGGTATATGAGCAGTTGCTCAATCTTGTTCTTAATCCTGAATATGGAGATATTACCGATACTGAAACGGGTACAGATCTCGTCCTTCATTATGGTAAGCCACAGGGCGCTAGCTTCCCTCAAACGAAGCTTACCCCCCGTCGCCGCTCTTCTGTGTTATGTGATGATGCAGTGGGTGGAGACGAACGTTGCGCGGAATTGCTTGAAAGCATTCCCGACTTCGACACGCTCTTTGAGCGTAAAACACCAGAAGATGTAGGGGCACTCCTAGATGCCTATCTTATTGGTGATGAAAGCACCAGCGAGGAGGCTGATTCTACAACCACCCCTCCTTCAACTGACACAGTTTCTTCTGTTGATGCTGCTTTCAACGAACTCATGGGAGCGTAATCCCACGTCCACAGGGAGGCACAGGGTTATCAGGTGCCTCACCCTTTTTACTCAATGGAGATTAAATGAGAATGGCGAGATCTAAAAGCACCAAAGCAGGCAAACTAAGTTTATCGGATATGCGTGCTTTAATCAACAAAAAAGCGGGTATCAATGTAGCCCATAATTTAACAGAAGAGAACCCAACGCAAGTTAAGGACTGGATTCCGACCGGCTCTCGCTGGCTTGACTCTATTATATGTCGAGGAAAGCGATCAGGCATTCCTATGGGCAAGATCGTAGAAATTGCTGGGCTTGAATCAACCGGAAAGAGTTATATGGCAGCACAGGTTGCAGCCAATGCTCAAAAGATGGATATTGACGTAATCTATTTTGATTCTGAATCTGCAATTGATCCGGCATTTCTTGCAAGAGCGGGCTGCGATTTGAATAGCCTACTTTATGTACAAGCAGCATCTGTTGAGTTTGTGTTAGAGACAATCGAGGATCTTTTGGCAAGCAATAATAATCGAATGTTGTTTATCTGGGACTCACTGGCATTAACCCCTGCTGTGTCGGATGTTGAAGGTGACTTTAATCCTCAATCATCCATGGCAATGAAAGCAAGAATCCTCGCCAAGGGAATGTCCAAGTTAACAGTTCCGATTGCTAATTCACAATCCACTTTCCTGGTTCTTAACCAGTTGAAGACGAATATTACTCGTTCGCCCTCCGAGGCTATGACTACTCCGTATGTAACCCCTGGTGGAAAGGCGATGATTTATGCCTACTCTTTACGAATCTGGTTAACCGGACGCAAGGCAAAGGCAAGCTTTGTAACTGATGACAAGGGATTCAGAATCGGATCCGAAGTAAAAGTAAAACTTGAAAAATCACGTTTTGGCACACAAGGTCGCCAATGTAATTTTAAGATTTTATGGGGTGATGAAATCGGTATTCAAGATGAAGAATCTTGGTTCGACGCAATCAAGGGCTCAGAGCAGCTTAAGCAAGCTGGCGCATGGTATACTCTTACGTATGCCGATGGCACTGAACAAAAGTTTCAACCCTCTAAATGGAAAGAAATGATCGAAGATGAAAAGTTTAAAGACAGAATTGTTGAACTAATCGATGAAGAGGTTATTATGAAGTTTGATAAACGAGAAGGCAATGCTTCCGATTTCTATGAGGAGACAGAAAGTTGATGTCAGAAGAAAAACAAAATAAAGTTTGGAAACGAGCAGGCTTATATGATCTGTATGAAGATGCATCTAGTAAAAAAACTTCTCTTTTAAGTGAATGGAACGACGAGTTAATCGTCAAAATAAAGAGGTATGGGCAAGGATACGAAAAGTTCCAAGTTAAATATTGGCATCCAGATTTTGTCAAGCCCACAAATAACAAAAGGAAGAAGAAATGATTAGAACTACATTATTTACACTATTTTTTGGGTTGACGGGATGCAGTGTACACGCACACGCGCCCCCTGAGCCTGCACCTGCTCGCCCGAATCCACCTGCGGTTCGACATCATACTCCGCACCACAACGCGCAACAACCTGTTAGAGTTAAGGCATGGGTATGGGTTAAAGGACACCAAACTCCTCGCGGGGGATGGGTACATGGATATTGGGAGTTGCGTACAGTACCGCGATATATAATTAATCGACAACCCCATACACACGTTAGGTATGTAAAGGGTCGTGGCAGACCTACTCCACCCGCTCGCAGATATCGCTAAAAACTACTTGACACCTTGCTGTTAATATGTTATATTATCATAGTAAGGAAAGCGAATGTCTATTGCAGGGCGTCAAAAGCGATTCATAGAGCTTAGCAAACGCATAGCGGAAAATTCAGAAGCTCCAGATTATAGGCACGGCGCTGTCCTTGTAAAAGGCAGTTCCGTGCTTAATGTCTCTATTAATAAAAATTCGCATGCAAGATTGGGCAAACGATTTCGAAAACGAGATTGTGGACATGCAACACACCATGCTGAATTAGGCTGTGTTCTTGGGTTAGATCGAACTACAACTCGCGGAGCAGATCTATATGTTGTGCGAATCGGCAAAGGGGGCGAACTTCGTCTTTCTAAGCCGTGTGAAATGTGTGAAGCGCTTCTACGCCATGTGGGTGTTAGGCGTGTTTTCTATTCTATTAATGAACAACAATTGGGATGTGTGAGGCTATAGAAATATTATGGGTAAAAAAAGAATAAAGCTTAGAGTAGGGGATCTGCTCGTCAAGTATGACAATGGAATTCCAGAACAAGCAATATTACACAAAAAGCAATCTCCTTATTATAGCGAAGAAAAAGAAAGAGACATTCCTGCGATGTGGGAAGTGATTGGATGGGGATACCAATATCACAAGGTTCTTGACAGCTTTCTGAAGCGCCAAATTGAAAGAGAATTAATTGAATATTACCCGGCAAAGAAATGAAACGATTACTTATTATTGATGCTCTTAATATGTACTTTAGAGCATATATTGTCGATCCTAGTTTGTCTACAAACGGGCAACCCATCGGCGGCATGAAGGGGTTTTTGAAAATTCTACAAAAACTTGTGCGCGATACCAAACCAGATGAAATAGTAATTTGCTGGGACGGAGAGGGCGGAAGTCAAAAACGCAAAACGAAGAACAAAGGATATAAGGAAGGCAGAAAGCCCATTCGTTTAAATCGAGATATCCGCAATCTTTCCGCGAACGAAGAGATCGCAAATAAAATTTGGCAACAGACAAGACTGGCAGAATATCTTAACGAACTTCCGATTGTACAGTTAGTGTTACCTGCCGTCGAAGCAGATGATATTATTAGCGTCGTTGCCCAACACCCACTTTACAATGGCTGGCAAAAAGTTATTGTCTCATCAGATAAAGACTTCTTTCAGTTGTGCGATAATGAGACTGTCGTATTCCGACCCATTCAGAAAGAAGTGATAAACCAAAAAGCATTAGTAGAACAATATGGAATTCATCCAAAGAATTTTGCTCTTGCACGCGCAGTTGCAGGCGACAAGTCAGACAACCTTCCAGGCGTCGGCGGTGTCGGGCTCCCCACGGTAAGCAAAAGATTTCCTTTTTTGGGTGAGAATATGTCATTTGGCATTGATAGCCTTGTCATACACGCGGAAGAGAACAAGGGCAAAGTCAAGGCGTATGACAGTGTTATCGAACATCAGGATCTTATCAACGAAAACTATCGTCTCATGCAACTTTATACGCCGTCTCTCAGCGTTCAGGGTAAGAAAAAGATCGATTATGCGCTTGAGAATTTTGAGCCGGAACTCGCCAAAACTAATGTAAAAGCGATGATGATTGAAGATGGGTTTGGAGTGGTGAACTTCACTGATTTGTTTGCAGCAATGAACAAGATAGTTGCTGATTCAAAGTTGTGAAACTATTTATAACATGCAATTATTTAAGCAATGGGTAAACACATTTAAAGAATCGGAAAACATTACACCGTCTCCCGAAATGCTCGTCGCCAACCTTAAAGCATTTCTTTTAGAAGATGTTGATCCAGAATCTGTTGATCTTTCCAGTTTTGAAATGCACGATAGACTTGATCGAGACTTCTGGAACCAGCCAGATGACAATTTAGATCCAGAGATTCAGGCGAAGTTATTGATTATCGCAAATGATTTTTATGACTCCCTCGAAGTAGGTGATGTCCCATATGAGGATGTCACGTTTACGGGCTCTTTGGCAGCATATAATTATTCCCGCTTCTCTGATGTAGATTTACACATTTTACTAGATTTCAGAGACATAGACGATAAGGTTGATCTTGTCCGAGAATATTTTAATGCAATGAAAGCGTTATGGAATCGTCTTCACGATATCAGAATTAAGGGGTTTGAAGTTGAAATTTATGTTCAAGATATTAACGACCCCCACGAAGCACAAGGACTATATTCAGTTCTTAAAGGTGAGTGGTTAAAGAAGCCCACCTTCGAATCAAAAGATTTTGACAAAGACAACATTAGAAAGAAAGCAGCATCCCTGATGGATCAGGTTGATCGTGTAGAACAATTAATTGATGACGGCAAGTATGAAGAAGCAGAAAAATACGCTGACAAGCTAAAAGAAAAAATTCGAAAGATGCGAAAAACTGGATTGGACACAATAGGGGCATATTCAGTTGAAAATCTTGCCTTTAAGGTATTGAGAAGAACTGATTATCTTGAAAGGCTGTCGGGCGCAAAGCGCAAGGCATATGATTCAATGCTCTCACTTAAACAATAAAGCTTGACTTGTGTTTCTAAACAGGTTATAATATAAAATATAATATATGAGGAAGAGTTGAACTCGCAAGAGCAAGTCAGTTTTAGTCGCTACGGCAAGACTTTCCAAGAAGGTCTTGCCGCTCTTATTCTTGAGGATCGAGCGTTCTGTGATCAGATTCAGGAGGTTCTTGAAACTGAATATTTTGAACTTAAATATCTACAAGTTTTTGTTGATAAGATTTTCAGTTATAAAGAGAAATACAATGTTCATCCAACTTCAAAAATCCTTACCACTATTCTCCGAATAGAATTAGACGATGAGACGGATGCGGTAAAGAAACAGACAAGAGACTTTTTCGCAAGGATCTATAATACCGAAATTAAAGATGCAGAGTTTGTAAAGAATACAGCACTTGACTTTTGCCGCAAGCAGGTTCTTAAATCTGCGATGATACAATCTGTTTCACTTCTTAAGTCATCTTCATTCGATGAAATCGCTAAAGTTATAAATGATGCCTTAAAACTAGGAAACGATTCGAATTTTGGATATGATTATATTCAAGATTTCGAGAAAAGATTTGAGATTAAAGCCAGGGATCCGATTGCAACGGGATGGGATGAAATCGACGCTCTCCTCCAGGGCGGACTTGGAAACGGAGAATTGGGCGTAGTTATTGCTCCTACCGGAGCAGGCAAGTCAATGGCTCTAGTTCACTTAGGCACTCAAGCGATGAAAGCAGGCAAGACAGTTGTACATTATACCCTGGAACTTCAAGATACAAGCATCGGTATCAGATACGATAGCTGCGTAACCGGTGTCGGACTTTCAGAGCTACACTCTTTTAAAGAAATGATTTATGAGAAGGTTCAGGAAATTGAGGGAAAGCTAATTATTAAAGAGTATCCCACAAAGTCGGCTACAACCCAGACAATTAAGATTCACCTTGAAAAATTAAAACAAAAAGATATAAAAGTGGATATGATTTTGGTAGACTATGGAGACTTATTAAAGCCCGTTATAACTACGAGAGAGAAGAGGCACGACTTGGAATCTATTTATGAGGAGTTGCGAGCCATCGCACAGGAACAGAAATGTCCAGTTTGGACTGCTTCCCAAACTAACAGGTCAGGGTTAAATGCAGAAGTCATTACGATGGAAGCTATCTCCGAAGCCTACAGTAAGTGCTTCGTTGCAGATTTTATCTTTTCTGTCTCCAGGACTATTGACGATAAAAATAATGATACGGGGCGACTGTTTGTAGCAAAGAACAGATTTGGACCAGATGGTATTATTTATCCTGCCAAAATGGATTTGGCAAGAGTCAAAATTGCCATTCTACCATCAACAGGGGAAACCATCGGTGAGGTCCAGATCAATGCCGCCAAACAACAATCTGACAAGTTAAAAGAAAGATATAAGAAATATAAGGAAGGGCGATAAATTGACAAGCGATGTAGAAAACACAGCCATCGAATATTTTAATGGCGATCAGCTTGCGACAAATGTGTGGCTGACGAAATATGCCCTTAAGGATAATGATGGAAATATTATTGAACATACCCCCGATGACATGCATCATCGTTTGGCATCCGAATTCGCTCGCATAGAAAAACAGTTTGGAGGCACGAACTCCTTACCTGAACAGGAAATTTATGAACTTCTAAAGGACTTTAAATATATTGTTCCCCAAGGCTCTCCAATGATGGGCATTGGTAACGATTATGTTAATGTCTCTCTTTCAAATTGTGTAGTTGTAGAATCGCCCGACGATAATATATCTTCAATCATTGATTCGGGGAAGTATCTTGCCAACCTCTTTAAACGTCGCTGCGGAGTCGGTCTAGACATCAGCAATTTACGTCCCGAGGGAACACCAGTTAATAATTCGGCAGGCACCACCACAGGGGCTTGGTCGTTTGCAGATTTTTATTCTTATGTTTGCCGAATGATTGGTCAAAATGGTCGTCGTGGCGCACTTATGATTACAATGGATGTGCGCCATCCTGATATTGAAAACTTTGTTACCATGAAGCAGAACTTAACTAAAGTTACTGGCGCAAACATTTCGGTGAAAATAAGCGACGACTTCATGGAGGCAGTGGAGAGTAATGAAGAGTTTACCTTACACTTTCCAGTCGGAAGCGAAGCACCTACTATAAGTAAACACATCGATGCAAAACAGTTATGGGATACCATTGTTGAGTCTGCAACACAGACAGCAGAACCAGGACTTTTAATGTGGGGAAACATTGAAAAGTATCTCCCTGCCCAGGCATATGCTGACGATGGGTTCAAGACAATATGCACCAATCCTTGTGGAGAGATCCCCCTCTCAGCATATGATTCGTGTCGTCTGATCTCCGTAAATCTAAAAAGTTTTGTAGATCGAAAGTTCCAGAAAAATACGGAGTTCAATTTTTCCAGATTTTCAAACACTGTTGCCAAAGCAATGAGACTATCTGATGATTTAGTAGAGCTTGAAATAGAAAAGCTTGATAATATTATTTCTTGCTGCGACACGTCGGATGAGAAAGCGCTATGGGAACGCCTTAAAACGGCATGCGTTAATGGAAGGCGAACTGGTTTAGGCACGCACGGCTTGGCAGATGCCCTGGCTTGCCTTAACTTAGCCTATGACTCTAAAGAAGCAATCTCAATGATTGACAAAATTTATGAGACTTTGAAAATTGCCGCTTATACAGAAAGCGTTCGTCTATCCGAAGAACGAGGCTCTTTTCCAGTGTTTAACTGGGAAAAGGAAAAGGACAATGAATTTATTAAATTATTGCCCCCAGAATTACAGTTGCTGATCGCTCAGCACGGAAGGCGAAATATATCTATTCTCACAAACGCCCCAACAGGCTCCGTTTCGATTATGTCACAAACCAGTTCCGGTATCGAGCCAGTGTTTAGAAATTCATATACTCGCCGTCGTAAACTTTCACACAACGAGGAACACATAGAGGCAGATTTTGTCGATGACCTGGGAGACAGGTGGAGTGAATATAGTGTATTCCACCACAATATTAGACAATATCTTAACCTGATGGAGACTGATGAAGTTCCTGACTTTTTTACCGAATCGGATCAAATTGATTGGGAAATTAGGGTTCGTATTCAAGCCGCAATTCAAAAGCACATCGATCACTCCATTAGCTCCACGATTAATTTACCCAAAGATACATCCCCCGAAATCGTTGGCAATCTCTATCAATTAGGCTGGAAATCGGGCTTAAAGGGGATTACGGTTTATGTCGATGGCTCTCGTTCTGGTGTTTTGGTGTCCGAAAAGGAAAAAAACGTTTTTCCACAAAATACTGCCACTGTGCGTCCCAAAGAACTACCTTGTGATATTTACCATACAACCATCCAAGGGGAAAAGTGGATAATCTTGGTTGGACTTCTAGACGGCAAACCATACGAAGTTATGGGAGGTTTATCAAATTTAATTGAGATCCCACAGAAGCACACAGAAGGGCTTTTAGTCAAACATCCGAGAAAAACGATGAATTCTGTTTATGATCTCATGGTGGGCATAAACGGAGACGAAATAAGGGTAAGAGACATCGTAAAAGTTTTTGATAACCCGAATAATTCCGCCTTTACGCGATTGATTAGCCTCTCCCTTCGCCACGGTGCAAATATTCAATACGCAGTAGAACAGATGCAAAAAGATCGAGATAGTGACATGTTCAGCTTTGCCAAGTGTGTTGCGAGAGTCCTTAAAAACTACATTAAGGACGGAACAGAAGCATCTGATAAAGAGTGCCCTTCTTGTGGGGTGGGCGATGGACTTATTTATATTGAGGGCTGTTTAACCTGCAAAAGCTGCGGATACGCAAAATGTGGATAAAGGAGAAAAAATGCTAGAACCATTTAACAGACATATATTAATCATGCCAGAGCATGTTAAGAAAGATAAAATAAAAGAACAAACAACAATCCTCTTGCCAGATGATTATACTAAAATTGAGGGAAGATATTGTGCTGCCACCGTATTTGATTGGGCACCCGACTGTCGATTAGAGTCTATAGTCAAGGGAGAACAGATCCTAGTAGATCGGAGCATGATCGAAGAAATAGAATATGGAGGAGACAAACATTATTTAATATTAGACAATTATGTCATTGCAAAACTTAAGGAGAATAAAGAATAATGGCACACCATTACAATGAATATAGAAGACACCGAGAAGCCAAAACTATTATGGTTAGTGGAGGATTTGACCCGGTTCATAAAGGTCATTGTCGCATGATACAAGAAGCGGCAAAATATGGAAAATTAATTGTTGTTGCCAATTCTGACGAGTGGTTACAAAGAAAAAAGGGATTTGTATTTATGTCTTTTGCAGAAAGGCAAGAAATTCTCTCATGTATGCGGGGCGTTTCTATAGTCATTCAGGCAGACGATGCCGACGACACAGTGTGTAAGGCTCTGCGAAAATTCAAGCCAGATTATTTTGCTAATGGCGGCGACAGGACAAACAACAACACTCCAGAAATGGCAGTTTGTGAAGAACTTGGAATTGAAATGTTATGGGAAGTCGGCGGCGGCAAAGTGCAAAGCAGCAGTGCTCTTGCTAAAGGACGCGTGCCAGAAGCTAACAAACCTGTATGTTAAAATATAAGAAAATAATAATTGGAGCAACTTTAAGTTCTATATTATATTCTTTCTATACCCAAATACCGTTGATTTTTGTAGAAGGGGCAAAAATACATCCGTTTGATTTTTACAATTCTGATGTTGACCTAAGCTTGCTTAAAATTGATCCTAAAAATTATTTCCTCAAACAGCCAGATGGCAAACAAGTCGTGTTTGGTCCACCAAAGCAGCAGGTATATGAAAAATTATTAGCGCTCTTATCGTTATCGGGACTTGTGCCTTTTTCACATTTAGCAAAATCTATTAATATTGAAGATGACTACTTAAAGGTTATAACAGAGGGGAATAAGACCGTAAACGTTGAATATGAGCAGTTAATTGTATTTGACGATAATAAAATCAATGGTCTTCCGCACATTGTTGAAAATAACCAAAATAAGCCAACACAGGTTTTAGATTGGTTCGAAATAAATCTTGGAAGCACCCACGACCTTGATTATATTGAAACAGATAATAATTTTGTAAAGCAAATTTTCTTTTATTCTTCGCAACGAGATTATACTCAAAGTGATAAAAAAGATTTATTAGCCATATCGTATTTAACACCCGAGGAAGCAACTCAAAACTATCAATATTCAAACACATATGCAAAATTTAAGATTCTGCAATGCATAAAAGAAGCAGGAATTCGCGGTCCAAAAAATGGCAAAAATCCAAACTATCCAGATCGTTCTTCCGAACCATTTAAGTGGCTATCTCCAAAAATCTCTTTGATGCGTAGACAGGTAATGCCCTTTCCTATGGGAAAATACGAGGATAACGAAAAGATTACATTTGTATATGAAACGTCTGAAGAAATTATATCCAACAATCAAGTTGAAATGGATACATATACATCAAAATTGCTCAATGCTCTATGATTGAAGAAAAACCTATAAATAAAGCCGCGTTTCATTTGGCGGGCATAATCCCAGTTGCAGGATATGAGCAAGATTTTGGATTTGAGTGGGGCGATTGTTTGATGCCGATTGCTGAAAACTATACTGCCCTTGAACGTTCAGTTATAGAGTGCGCCTATGCGGGATGTGAAACGATTTGGATAGTGTGCAACAATGATGTTCAACCTCTCATACGTCATAGAATAGGCGAAGTGGTTCAAGATCCTATCTGGTATGGGAGAATATTGGCTGCTCATCCAGAAGACTATCGACGCCCAATACCAATATATTATGTCCCAATTCACCCAAAAGATAGGGACAGAGTTGACTGCCATGCGTGGAGTATATTATTTGGGGCATTGACCGCATACTGGATAAGCAAACAAATGAGCAAATGGGTCACACCAGATAAATATTATGTTTCTTTTCCCTTTGGCGTTTACCCCGAGGATGCTCCGCGAGAGCATAGAAGTTTAATTTCTAGTGAAAATAACTTTTTTCTATGTTATAATGGAAAAACAGCCAAGGACGGTGAATATCTAGGATTTTCATTTGGACCAGACGATTTTATTAAATGCAGACAGGTGATAAGAAAAGAGGGGACAAAAACTTGGAAAAATTCTGGAAGCGAAATACCCACAGAAAAACTACCGCTTGAAGAAAGATGGTCAGCAAGATATTTTTCCCTTGACAAAGTTCTAGAACCTGTTATAATAGAAGAAAGAAATACAAAAGAAGTAGGCTGGTTTCACAGTCTTGCTAGCTGGGAAAATTATATTAATTTTCTTGCTTCATCTGAAGCAAAAACAATAAAACGTCCCTACGAGGGACTAATTAAATATCATGAATGGAATGGAATAGGAGTAAACCATGAAAACGAAGAATGATCTAGAAGCACAGGTTAAGGAGTTAACCCAACAATTACAAGACGCACAGGCAAAAACACAACAATTTGCAACAATCTTAGGGCAATTGCGCTATCGCGTTATTGAAGTTTTAGAGCTTGAGCCAAAAATTCGAACTCAAATCGTACACGAGATTGACACTGTGTTCAGTCGTGCGTTATAATCTATTAAGAGGAGGGTAAGATGGACGATAGAAAAAAGTCGAAAATCCCATTTGTTGGGCTACACGCGCACAGCGTTGCAGGCTCCCTGTTTGATGCCATAGGTTATCCGGGGGAGCATATGGATTTTGCTTTTAAGAACGGATGTGATGCTTTAGCACTAACCGATCACGGCAATGCTAATGGGCTATCTCATCAAGTGTTACACGCCAAAAAAATGAGAGAAGAAGGTAAGGATTTCAAACCTATCTTTGGAACTGAGGCGTATTTTCTTCCATCACTTTCTGAGTGGCGAGAGGAATACGAAAAGGCGCTTAACGACAAAAAGCGGGCAAAAACTCTGAGTAGCAAATTGAGCGCAGCAACCGTGGAGGATGAAACCTCTAGCAAGAAAGTCCAAGACATGCTGCGCCGCCGCCGCCATCTTATCCTCCTCGCCCAAAACCAGCAAGGACTTCAAAATATTTTTAAACTAATTTCGGAGAGTTATAAGAGTGAGAATTTTTATCGCTATCCGCGTATGGATTATGATATGCTCGCAAAATATAGCGAAGGTGTCATCGCTGCTTCTGCCTGCTTGGGTGGCGTATATTCTGGAAACTATTGGGAAAACCGAGAAAAGGGCGAAGAAGCAATTCTTGAGGCAATGCGAGAAACCACCCGGCGCATGGTGAATATTTTCGGAGATCGGTGGTACGGCGAACTCCAGTGGAATAATGTGCCAGAACAACATATTATTAATAAATATATTATTCAGATGCACAACGAGTTTGGCATCGGTTTAGTTTCAACTGCGGATAGTCATTATCCGAATAACGATGCTTGGAAAGATAGAGAGCTTTATAAACGCCTAGGATGGCTTGGAAAGTCAACCTTCCAGCCCGACTATATGAGTAACGAACTTCCTATTTCTGTTGAGGAAATTGGATACGAGCTTTATCCCAAGAATGGTGATCAAATGTGGGCGAGCTATAAAAAGTATTCAGAAGAATGTGGCGTTGAATATGATGACGATCTTGTTTTGAAGTCTATTACAGATACACACGCAATTGCACATCAGCGGATCGAAGATTTCCTTCCTGATAATACGGTGCGCCTACCTGACTTTGTTGTTCCTGCTGGGCACACTGCAACCCAGGCGCTAGTTAATATGTCGTTAGAAGGTCTTCGAAATAAAAATTTACATAAGAATAAGGAATATATAGATAGGCTGCGTCACGAACTTCATGTTATTGATGATCGCGGTTTTCCCAAGTATTTTCTGACCATGAAGGCAATTGCCGATAGAGCAAACCAGTGCATGCTTACGGGTCCAGGTCGCGGATCTGCTGCCGGATCCTTGGTGGCTTATGTTCTCGGAATCACCCAGATTGACCCAATTAAGTATGGACTTTTGTTCTCGCGTTTTCTACGATCAGACGCAACTGATTATCCTGATATCGATTATGATGTTGCCGCGCCAATGGAACTAAAAGAGCGGCTTATTGAAGAGTGGGGCGATACCACTGTTGTTCCTATCTCAAATTGGAACACGCTTCAACTTCGCTCTTTGATTAAAGATATTTCGAAGTTCTATGGCATCCCTTTCAAGGAAGTTAACGAGGTTACTGGAAAAATGCTTATGGAGGCAACCCCGGCAGCAAAGAAGGCACACGGAATTAAGGCAGGTGTATATGCGCCAACGTTTGAAGAGGTGAAAGAATATTCACCAACTCTCCAGGCATTCCTATCCAAGTATCCACATATCGCCAATCATATTGATGTTCTCTATGGACAGGTTCGCTCTTGTTCGCGTCATGCTGGCGGTGTGGTCGTGGGTGAAAATTTAGACAAGTGGATGCCCATAATTAACAGCAAGGGTGTTAGACAGACGCCCTGGGCAGAAGGGCAGCACGTTCGGCATCTTGAACCAATGGGGTTTATCAAATTTGATATTCTTGGTCTTTCCACGTTGGCAATGTTTGACGGCGCAATTCGACATATTTTAAAGCGACACCAGGGCATCCCAGAACCGACTTTTGCCGATGTCAAAGACTATTATGAGAAACATTTGAATCCAGACGTAATCGACTTGACCAATCAAGACGTATATAAAAACATTTTTCACAACGGAAAATGGGCAGGAATTTTTCAATTCACCGAGAAAGGCGCTCAAGCATTTTGTAAGCGAGCAAAGCCTACGAGTATTATTGATATTTCTGCTATTACTTCTATTTTCCGCCCTGGTCCTCTGTCGGCAAACGTAGACGATGAATATGTTGAGGCAAAGGAAAATCCTCAATATATTAAACATATTCATCCTTTGATCGAAGAAGTTACCCAGGAAACATATGGGTTCTTAATTTTTCAAGAACAGATTGCTATTCTTGCTCACAAGCTTGGAAAAGATATATCTCTTGACGAAGGCAACAAACTTCGTAAACTATTAACCAAAAAGGGAACTGGCAAAAGCTATGGAGCCAAAATGAAAATCCATGGGAAGTTTATTGAAGGCTGTGTGGAAAAGGGCATTCGTCGCGATATTGCACAAAGCATCTGGGATAAATTTGAATACTTCTCTGGCTATGGATTTAATAAATCACACGCTGTTTCTTATTCCATGCTCTCATACCAATGCGCTTGGCTGGCTTATCATTATCCGGCAGAGTGGATGGCGGCATTTCTTGATAAAGAACCCGAAAGCCGAAAAGAAAAAGCAATCAATATTGCCAAAGGCTTTGGTTTTAATATTAAAAAGCTCGACATAAACACCTCCGGGCGCGTTTGGGAAATTAGCGAAGATGGGCATACGCTGGTTCAGCCGCTAACTTCTATTAAAGGGTTTGGAGACGCAGCAATCGATCAAATCTTAACTAATCGTCCTTTTGAGACGATTGAGGATTTTTTATTCAATGAAAATATTACCTATTCTAAGCTAAACAAGAAAGCAGTAGATGTCCTGGTTCGTTCCGGTGCAATGAATGGTTTAGTGGACACAAGATTCAGCGGGTTAAAACATTTTTGGTCTGCTGTAGCAGTCGATAGACCAAGAAAACCTAAGCAACTTGAAAATAATATCGATCTTTACCGCCCAGAAGGCGATTTTGAGGAAGAAGAACTGATTCAGTATACGGTAGATTTAACAGGCGTTTTTCCCATGGGCGAAGTAATGAATCAAAAGATTAGACAGAAACTAAATGATAAATTTATCCCACCAATTGGAGAGTTCGATCCTGAGCTACAGCTTACTTGGTTTATCCCTCGTAAAATTCTTCCAAGAAAAACAAAGCATAATAAAGAATATTGGGTTGTTGAAGTAATTGATGATACGGGGCATACAACAAGTATCAAATGTTGGGGTGTAAATTCAAATCGTGACATTTTATTTCTCAATCGCCCCTATATGGCTAGATTAGAGTATCACCCAACATGGGGCTACTCAACAAGATCAATTCGTCATAATTTTAGATTATTAAGTTGACAATAAACCATAATCCGGTTATAATATAAGAATCAAGGAGTAACAATGATTATTGAATACCATAGAATACACATGAACGCATATCCACCAACTCGAAGTAATCCAAGCGATGCAGGGCTAGACGTTTACTTTTCACCCAAGGAACACAAGGCTATCTCCGTTCAACCGGGCGAAAGCATGATCCTTCCAACAGGGCTTAAATTTGGCGTTCCGCATGGATATATGCTTGAGGTTAAGAACCGATCAAGCGTAGCGGCTAAGCGCTCTCTTCTTGTGGGCGCTTGCGTAGTGGACAGCGGATATGATGGTGAATTGTTTGTTAACCTTCATAACGTCGGCACAGAGGAACAAATAGTTGAACCTCATACAAAGATCGCGCAGGTTGTAATGGTTCCAGTTGTTCCGTTTAGAGCAATGGAAACTACAAATCCCGATCTTTATGGGTGGTACCCAATTACAATTAGCGACCGCCAAGACGGGACATTAGGCAGCACAGATGAATAAGGCAGCCCAGGAAACAATGTTTTCCAGCAAATCGGGAGAATGGTCAACTCCCCAAGATTTTTATAATAAATTAAATTGGAGGTTTGGACCTTTTGACCTTGACCCCTGTGCAAGCCCTCACAATACTAAATGCGACAATTTTTATACTGAGCCAGAAAATGGATTATCAAAAAGTTGGCAAGGACATACAGTATTTATTAATCCCCCATATGGCAGAGGGATTGAAGCGTGGATTAAGAAGGCATATGAAGAGTCGCAAGACCCCAATACAAAAGTTGTAATGCTGATTCCAGCACGGACAGATACGAGATATTGGCACGACTACGTTATGAAGGCGGAACTGGTATATTTTGTTAAAGGTCGCCTTAAGTTTGGCAATAGCCAAAACAGTGCCCCATTTCCATCGGCAGTAATAGTTTTTAATAAGCTGCCCGAAGGGTGGGGGAACGACTATCCTCGCATGGGAGCGCTTCAACGATGAATAGAAAACAAAGACGCGCATTAGCAGTACAAACACGAAAAGATAGCAGCGAAGAGTTAACATCAAAAGTCGCCCTATTTGGTGAATTGCCAGAAGAATGTACAGCTTGCGAAGCTGCATACGACAAGACGAACAAAGAAATGGCTACGACTTGGCATGTAGTGGTGAGAGAACAAGAAAAAGATAACCCTGTTCGGCTTTATTGTCCAACCTGCTGGAATACGGCACAAGAAGTAATTACCAATTTTCTAAAGACGATGGAGGAAGAAGATGGATCTTGAAACACTTTTAACTTTTGATGATATTTTATTATTACCCCAATATAGCGATATTAAATCACGGAGCGAGGTTACACTATCTTCAGAAATATCGGAAGGGATTGAGCTTAGAGTACCGATCATTGCCAGCCCAATGGATACTGTGTGTGGAATAAATATGTCAAAGAAGATGTCGGAATTCGGCGGATTAGGCATTATCCATAGATATAATTCTATTGATAAACAGGCGACTATGGTATCGGAAGCCTCGGAAGGTGGTATAAAAACAGTGGGCGCAGCTATTGGAATCACTGGAGATTATTTAGAGAGAGCAAGAGAACTTGTATCTGCTGGTGCTAGCGTGCTATGTCTCGATGTAGCCCATGGCGATCATTTATTAATGCACGTTGCGCTCCACAATATAAAAGACAAGTATGGACATATAGTTCACTTGATGGCGGGAAATGTTGCAACATATACAGGCGCTTTTGCATTAGCGCAACTCGGCGCACACAGTATACGAGTCGGAATAGGAGGGGGATCTATTTGTTCAACTCGTATTCAAACTGGGCACGGGATGCCAACCCTGGCATCGATTGTTGATTGTTCACGAATTAAAGATAAGTTTCCAGATGTAAAAATTATTGCTGATGGTGGTATTAAAAATTCTGGTGATATCGTAAAGGCACTCGCAGCAGGTGCTGATTTTGCTATGGTAGGGTCTTTACTCGCTGGGACAACCGAGGCTCCTGGACACGTCATCCATCAGATGGATAAGAAGCTTAAATCGTATCGCGGGATGGCAAGCAAAGATGCACAAATGGATTGGCGCGGCAACGTGTCCTCTCTGGAAGGTATCGCTACAGTTATTCCATATAAAGGGCCCGTTATTAATATATTACAAGAGCTAGAAAATGGAATGCGGAGCGGCTTATCATATAGTGGTGCTCGCAGCCTCAAAGAGTTAAGAGAGAATGCTCAATTTGTTCGCCAAACTCAATCAGGATTAGCAGAAAGCAATACCCACATTAAATGGAGATACGATGCCTAAAAAACAATGGGATGAGCCTGCTGAAAAAATATATGCAAATCTTCCTCAATCACACAAAGTTGATTTAAAGATCAAACTTCATCACCACGGAGTAACGCAAGCCGCTTTTTTACGGGGTGCTGTAAAAGCTTTTTTGCAAGAAGACGAACGTTTTATGGAGTGGTTCGGCGCGTGGAAGCTCCAAAACAGCAGCATTAAATCTGCCCAACGTCACCACAAGTCAGATAAACTGAAACAAGCAGGAGAAGAGCTTGCATCAAAATTTGGTATTAATGATGGAGAAATTGAAGATATATTTGATGTTCTTGCCAAGGAGCACCCTGAATTATGATAGAGTGCGCTGAAAAATGTA